TTCATTTGCTCTGCTTGGGCGCCGCGAATACCGGATAGGAATTGCAAGCCGGTGGCGATAAAAGGTAAAAATGCCATTATTTCACCCTCGAATATAGATCATAGTTTTCGCCATTCGGCCCCCATGATCGCATGGTACCTTCTTTTTCAAAGCCAAGCATCCGCGCCCATTTGTGGCCGGCGTAGAATCGACAGTCCACCGATGTCTCAATTCTTGAGATTGAGGTAAATTTCAGGAAGTTCAGCACTTCTTTGGTGATTGCCTTCAAATACGGGCGGCCATTGTCGGCAATCGTAGCCCACGCATGACCTCTGCCTTTCCAAAACATTGACACACCGGCCATTGCGATTACCTTGTTGTCGGCCAGGCAGGCGTATGCTGGCCCAGCGCTTATCAGGGATTCGACGTAGCCTTCGGTTTCTAACAGCACGCCGACTGATAGCTGAGCCTTTTGTATTCCTATGGCTTTGGCGTGCGCTGGCGTTAATTGCTGAACAATAATCATCCCCTGTCCTCGGTATCGACTTGCGGCATCAGCGCCACGACGGTCATTGGTAATGGCTGTGGCTGCGTGATAAATACCCTGCTATCGCGCGCGCTGCCACCTTGCCATATTAAAGGCTCCGTGTCGCCAGTGAAAAGACCCGTGCTGACACCCATGTCATCGCTTGGTGTGCGGAAAATGAAAGGGTCCTGTATGGCTTCGGATGGCCCGAAGTATCCACCGACCGTATTGTAAAGTCGAGCAACGATAGTGCTGATGCGCTGTAATTTGCCCATCGCAGTACCATCTTGTGCCCCGGCCTCGATACGCATTGGTGCAATGACGGCAGGAGCGTACAGCCCGACAACGGCATAATCCACCTCCAGGTCAAGCGGCACAGTTCCAGCCACTACCGGGACATCAGGATGCGCGCACCACAATGGCGCCATGATTTGCGCAGTCTCGCCATTCAAGTGCGAAACTCCGGTGATTGTTGCCGTTGCTGCTCCGCTATAAACGATATGGCAGTCTGGATACTCTTTGGTCGGATCATTGCCGGTTACGGGCGGCAGTGCGAAGCGCTCGATATAGCAAACCTGCGAGCCATTGATCGTGCGCTTCATAGCGAACCAGACTTCATCCTGCCCATTGGCATTTGGCATCACGCCGACTGACATTGGAGTACCTTCACCGCCGATAGCATGTGGATGATAGGCGGTCACTTCTTGCTTTTTATTGAAAGTCAGGCCGATTAGACGGTAGCCATGCTCGGCGCCAGGGATGCACTGCCATGCTGCCGAGTCCGGGCTGGATGCAAAGGCGACATGAGTGACGCGGGCCTTGAGGACGTGGCCGGAGAGAACAGACATGTCCTCTGCGTCGTAGCTGTCTGTCCCGAAATCATACTTGAACTCAAGAACGTGCCGACCGTCTCTTGTCCAGTAAAGCGTCGATCCGCCGATGAGTGGCGGCTTGATCCTGCTTGCCCCCTCGGAAGTCTGAAATTCAACTTTCGTGTTCGCTGGGCCCAACGCTTCGGTGGTATTGTTTTCCGATATGGTAACGATGCCGCCAGTTGTGCCGATTTGCAGCTCGCTCGATGGCCGCATCCATGTGATGTTGTTGGCCTGGTCGCCAAAAATTGGGATCGAAATAGCGCTGTCAGGTAGCACCTCGCCAAACTCACGATCCGCAAAGTTCTCAAAGTCGCCAGATACGGATGCCCAAAACTCGCGCTTTCCAGCAAAGCATAGGCGCTCACGGAAAAAGCATACGAATTGCGGGTATTCATTATCAGCCGACCATGCGCCAATCTCCCAGCGATAGGTCGATCCGTGTGTACTTGATGGTGCTGCTGCCTCGGTGACGGTGATTGTCGCGCCGCCAGATACGGCAAGGAATATGCCAGAAAAAAGGTTTCGGTCGAGAATAGTGATGGTATCTGCCGTTGCATCCACGGTGTACTGGTAGGTTTTCAGAACCTTGCCGTTTACTTTTACAAGGTAGTCGCCTACTTTTGTGCTGATGGCGCCCGCAATCGAGAACGTCCTAGTGCTTGCATCGCCAATAAATGACCATGAATTTGCAGGTGTTCCCAGTCCAACGGATACCGATAGCGGCAATCGCTCAAGTACCAGTGCGGTGACTTTCTTTGAATTGACGTACTCTAGTATTCTGACAATTCCGGTACCGGAATCTTCATACTCCCATTCAACGCCGGTCGAGAAATAGTCGGTGCCGGTGATGATGGCAGTATCTTGCGCACCATCCCATTCCTGCCCTTCGACATGCACTGGCTTATTGCCGCCGGTGCGGACGTATTTAAGCGCGACGCCGCCAGATGGTGCTGAGCCAGCGGTAGCATCCGTGCAAATGTATGTCTTGCTGTCTGATCGGCGGCGCTCTCCCAGCCATGCAGCGGCCGTGTCTTTGCGCTGGCCAGCCTCCCACGGTTTGATGGGTGATAGGTCCTCTACCTCAAGTCGAACCAATGTGCCAACCATGTCGGCAGTGAATATCTCAGAGTTGCACTCAAGGTCGATGATGCCTTCGCGAGCTGACCCCCACATCTTTACGGCCTTATCGCGATTGCCCGGAAGCCAAGGACCGCCCATGTTTTCGATGACGGCGAATACCCAGTCGGTTTCGCCAAAGCGCATGAGCTTTGATGGTGGATGGCCTGCGCAAGCCAGATATAGGATGTCTCCCGACTGCGCATAGCTGAGTCCAAACGTGCCATCTGAAAGCGTTAAGTCGGATGCCGTGTACGGCGTCACCACTTCGTATGGCAATCCACCATCGAGAATTTGTCCGCTGGTATTCCAGAAACGAATCAGCCCCGGCGAGAACTCAAGGATGTATGCGATAGAAGTATTGAACACAAACTCCACCAGCCAAACATCATCGACCGCAGCAGCAGTGCCCATGTACTGAGTGCCTGGCCGGTGGTACGCGGAGCCTGGAACGGTAGGTATGAAGTTGCTGGACTTGTAAAGCAGCGTGCCATACTTCGGTAAATCGACACGGCCGTCCATCTGCGGCGAGGCTTCACCGCCGTTGAATGATGTCCAGATAGGGGATGCTTTGGCCATTAGAGTCTCGACATTACCCATTCGTCATCAGGGAGTTTTTTCGATGGAATCTCGACAGCGCCAATGTTGCGTGCGGTGTCCATCGTCTCTTTCAACTTTTGATCGACACGATCCTGCTTGGAATTTGAATTGGTGATCCGGTAGCAGCCGCTTGAGGCAAGCTGACAGGCAAAGGCGACAACGAAAATGGGGTCAAACATTCCTTCCGGTACGCGCTTGATGTAAATGAGATTCAGCGGCGCTGCCATGTCAGTAAGAATCTTGCCTTGCTCGATGGCGAAAAGTTCTTTTTCGTTGTCTCGATAGTTCGCTTGGCTCAGGCCAGGGGAGTAATCTCCGACTTGAAGCGCGCGGAGATATCCTTCCGGCAATGCATACTCATAGGCATACTGAAAGGCGGGTGTGGTCGTCAGTGCCGGCAATGCAGCGCGCGCTTTCGCAAAGCCCCACACGTGACTGCGCAGTGCGGCAAGTAGGATGTTCTCATAGTTGGCAGCAAAGAAGCGGCCGGCCTCGCCACTGCCGAGCGCCGTGATATGTGGCTGGCCTAACTCGGTCAGCGCAAGGTTGCAGATTTCAATTTGGCTCGCCATTAGCGTCTATTCCTAATCAAATAATGGTATCGTACATCAAAAGCACTTGTGTCAGGCTCTACTACCGGCGGCGGGGTTGCAACAGTAATTTGCTGGTAGTACCCTGCGGCCCGCGAAACAATGTCGGTGCTTGCCGGATGACCTGAGAATGCTTGTAGTGCAATTCCCAATCCAATGCCGGTATAGCAGACAACATCGGTTAGTGTCGGATGACCGGCCCTTGCCGCTAATTCAAAGTCAGTGTTAGACATTAGGGTATATCGTATCTACCGATACGCCTTGTACGTCTGGGCTTCCGGCTTTCTTCACCTTAATCCAGTGTGGTGCGTAATACGGGGTGCTGATAACGTACTCGCCGGTATTCGCATCGCTCGTAATATCCGGCGTTACTTTTGAATCATTGGCAGTTAGGAATAGCTTTACTGTTGCGCCACCCAACGGGGAGTTATTTACGTCACGGGTTACGCCCATGTAGCCTAAGCGGGAATTAACACCAGCCGTTGAAAACAACGCGCCCCATGAAAAGAAGTCTGAACTCTGTGGGCCGTAGTCTGTTGCCGCGTCTCCCATAAAGCCGGAGCCTGGCCACCAAGGGGTCGCATAGCTGCGCGCCCGTCCTGATACCGCCCGTCCTGATACCGCCCGTCCTGATACCGCCCGTCCTGATACCGCCCGTCCTGATACCGCCCGAACGCCAAGCCTACGCAAGCTATTATCGTTCGCCATTGCTCTAAATTGCGGCATAGCGCCGCCGATAAACTGAGTCATTGATACGACTCCTGCGCCCGTGAATCAACATCGTGTGACGGAATAATCAAAGCACCCTTTGACGGCTGGCGATTGATTGCCGCCCATGCTTCATCCAGCAAACGGCGGCAAAACGCCTTGTCACCAGTAGGTCCCTCCACCGACATAGCCCCGTTCGCATGTAGTCGCACAGTCAGAGTTAGCGTGACTGCTAACTCGTCATCGGTGCGGATACGGCGCAATGACTCTAGTTCGCGGGAGTCCATGCTTTACTCGTCAATCGCGCAATAAATGTCGTTGGCAACAGAAGTCGTGATATTCCAGACAACGGCACTCGATGAAATCGGGATAACGAAACCCATCGGGAATGTCCAAACTACACCAACGCCGATAGTGGCCGCGCTACACCAGCGCCGATGGAATATCAAAGGAACCGTGGGGCTAGTAGCCCATGACAGCGAGCCGTTCATTACCGATGCTGGGTCGCCTGGGTCATCAGCCTGAAACAGCACATTGACCGGAGTAACGCCGATAGCTTGCGGTCTGCCAAAACCTAGAGACTGGGCTGTGGCGGTAGCTTGAGTAATGCCAATTTCAAGGATGCGGGGCCGAACCGTTGCAGGGGTGCGCCACTCGATGCAAGCCTGCGTGATAGTTAAGTTGGTCGTTCTTTGTGCTAATGAATACAGTGCCATATCAATTCCTTGTTGTTTACCCTGCGGTTTCAGATACCAAGCTCACGACCTACTTCTCCTTGCGAACATAGTAACATTCAAACTGGTGGTTCCATCGCCAGCAGATACCCTTGGGCGAATGTACTTTGTAATCTGAATAACTGACTCTAAATCAGACTGCATAAATGTCAAGTTAGAACCGTTGCTGTCACGCAACGGGTGGTAAATTGTACCGTCTAGGCTTCCTTCCATCACCAGCGTTCCTCCCGTGCCAAACGTGCCTTCGATTTGCATTGACCTGTCTGCCCAGTCGCACCCTTCAAATGGCTTGCCGGTATCGCCATTAGCCATCCCGTTCCACGATATTAAAACGTAGTTGCCGGTGTACTCAGGATCAATGAACGTAACAACAGCCATTTCAGCGTATATCCTTCCGTTTGCGGTGTTCGTCTAGGCAATCATGCTCAGCTTGCACATAACCGTAAAGTTCCACCAATAACTCAGGTGCGTTACGGTAGGTAACTGGGTCACGCTTTGGGGTATCTGCTTTGTCACATTCAATCAGCGGCGGTGCTTGCTTCACGAATA